AGTTGAAAATGGTATACAAGAAGGATCCTTTGATAAGTATAGAACTTCAAATGTCCATGACATTCTTATGGCACATCAGGTTCCAATTTCTAAGGTTGGCTCAGATCCTGGTAGTTCAATTGCTTCTGCTCTTGTTTCAGATAGAACATTTAAAGAGCAAGTTGCAAGACCGTCACAAAAGAATTTAGAAAAGACAATTAATAAGCTTATCAAAGAAAAGACAGATATTCTTTTGTTAAAGTTTAACGAACTAACACTTACAGACGAGAATACTCAAAGTCAAATTGATGAAAGATATCTAAGAGCACAAGTTGTGGTTCCAAATGATATCAGACCAAGATTAGGATTACCAGTAATTCCGCAAGGAGATACTCCAGTAGTTATGACCCCTCAACAACGTGCAGAGCAAAATGCTCAAATGGCTGGAACAAGAGAAAGAGATCAACAAAGAACAAACGAAGCATCTGATTCAACTTCCACCACAACAGGAAGAAATCCTGGTGGAGAAGGAAGATCAGTGTTATAATATAACAATATTATAAACATATAAAAAATACATATATAATAGGAATAAGATGTCTGCTTTAAACAAGGCTTATTGGACTTCAGATAACGATGATATCAAGTTATCTATGCCAATCGCCAAAATAGATGAAGAGCGTAGAACCGTTTCTGGATTTGCCACGCTTGATAATATTGACAAGCAATCTGACATTGTTCCTACAGATGTTAGCATTAAAGCTTTCGAAATGTTTCGTGGAAATCTAAGAGAAATGCATCAGCCAATTGCTGTTGGCAAGGTAGTTAATTTTAGACAAGAAAAGTTTTTTGACAAGACTACAGATAAGCTATATAATGGAGTTTATGTAGATGCATATATTTCTAAGGGTGCACAAGATACTTGGGAAAAAGTTCTTGATGGAACTCTAACAGGATTTTCAATTGGCGGAGTAATTAAAGAAGCAGAAAATTCTTGGGATGAGAATGTTGAGAAGACAATTAGAATTGTAAAAGATTATGAACTTCATGAGCTATCTTTGGTAGACAATCCAAAGATGCTCAAATTGATGGTATAATTGCAAAAGCAGATCTTGAAAATGTCTACTGGTGTGAGAATGACGGTCTCGTCAGACTTTCAGAAGTTGAAGATTCAAGTTGCCCTTCATGTGAAGTTAGCATGAAGAATATTGGTTTCGTAGAGACAAAGGATACAGAGAAGGCTATGACAGTTAAGTCACTTTTAAATAAGTTTATTGGTGTTACAGACCTAGCTAAATCTGATGACGTTTCCGAAACCCCAGAGACTTCAGGCGAAACGTCTGAAACAGCGATTGACAATAATGCGTCAATTGTAGAAAACAATATAGAGGAGGAGAACAACGTGTCAGAAGAAAATACAGTAGTAGATGAGACCGTTGAAGAAGTTGCAGCTGAAGAAGTTGCTGCTGAAGCTCCTGCCGAAGAAACCGTAGAAAAGTCAGTTGACGCAGTTGACGCTGTTGAGGAAACAGTAGTTAAGTCTGCTGATCCAGAAGAAGCACCTGCAGAAGATGTTGCAGACGAAGATGCTTCCGATGACGTTGAAGTTGAAAAGTCTGTTGCTGAAGCTAGTGCAACTGATTCTGAGCTTGTAAAAGCTGTTGACGAAATTAAGGTTTCAGTAACAGAGGCAGTGAGTGAACTTGTTTCAACAATTAAGTCACTAAATGAAGAGATTGCAGACCTTAAAAAGGGTCACGCCACAGTAGCAGAAGAAGTTGCTGGAGTAAGAGGCAGTCTTGAAGAGTTTGGAAAGCGTGTAGATGGTCTAGAAGACGATACCGCTGTCCGTAAGTCTGGCGATCTTGGCGGGATCGTTCAGGGAACAAAAATACAAAAAGGGTCTATGTGGGGTGGACGTTTCCTAAATTCCGCTGACCTATATCATTAAGAGAAACTGGAGGTGAAATAAAAAATGACAGAAAACAATGAAATTTTAGAAAAAGCGGCTGCAGCTGGTACTATCGCATCTGGTGGTATTGGTGGAGTAAGCACTCCAGCAGCTGGAATTCTTGACAATACTAACCCAGTTGGTGATCTAGTGTCTGATGGCGGTATTTTGCAGCCTGAACAGTCACGTCAGTTTATCGAGTATATCTTTGAACAGCAGGTACTAGCACAAGACGGACGTAGAGTCACGATGAGAGCTAATACAACTGAACTTGAAAAGATGAATGTTGGAGAGCGTGTAATCCGTGCAGCAGCCCAGGCTGATGCAACCTACACAAATGCTGATGTTCAGTTTACCAAGGTATCACTAACCACCAAGAAGATTCGTCTTGACTGGGAAGTATCTAGCGAAGCTCTTGAAGATAATATCGAAGGTGCAGGTCTTGAGGATCACTTGGTCCGTACAATGACTCGTGCGTTTGCAAACGATCTTGAAGATCTAGCTATCAATGGTACAGGAACTGGTACAAACAGCTTCCTTAACATCCTTGAAGGCTTCGTTTCAATCGAAGCTGATGGTAATTCAGCAACATACGGTACAACTATTGAATCCTTGCAGGGACTTGTTCTTGCAATGCCTCGTAAGTACCGTGGCTCTCGTTCGAACATGAAGTTCTACGCAGACACCGAAACCGTTGCAGCAATTGTAAACGGTCTTGGTTCTTCGGGTAACTTGAATTCCGAGCGTATTGTTGAGCGTGTTATTGATGGTACTGCTCCGCAGACCCTTGGTAGCCCAATCGCATACCGTGTTCTAGGTCTTCCATTAGTTGAAGTTCCTTTGATGCCAGCTGGTTATGTATCACTTACATTCCCAGAAAACCGCATCTGGGGCTTCCAGAGAGACGTAACAGTACACCGTGAATTCCATTCATGCAAGACTAATTATAGTCATCATTGGAGGGGAGGCATTAATTTGTCTCCCCTTCATCTATTTATAAATGATATAATAATATAGATGTATTATGACAAAAGTTAAAGATAATCTTGTTTGTTTATTTGTAGAAAATGCAAGTGTCTATGAAAAAACTCTTGGTAAACTTAATAGAGGATATAACATTGTAAGTAAAGAAGATGCTGATATATGGGTTAGTAAATTCCCCAAAGTTAGAATCACATCTCCAGAGGAGGTAGCCGAAGTTTTCGGTGTTAAATAATGGAAGTTTTAAGAATTAATGGGAGTGTCCCAACAGTTTCGTTTTCAGACCTTGTTCCAAGTGGGGTTTATACCATTGAGTATTCTGACCTTTTAACAGACGAAACATTTTCAGCAAGTGCCTCAGCAAACGGTTCTGGAGATATTAGTTTTATACTTAACGATAAGTACACCTCATATGATGGAAATTTAGAGGCAAGAGTTCTTGATACATATGATGAAGAAGTTATTGTCACAAATATTGATGTCCTAAGACCATATTGCGATATCTATTCTCTAGCAACAGAGTTAAATAAAACAGTTGCTCAAATAAAAGAAATGGAAAGAATTGCAAGATACATTGTAGATTCTGAGACATTTGGTGGATTTAAATTTGTAAGAAAAGAAAAAGAAGTAGTTGGAATGGGATCTGACTATTTAGTTATTGATGAAAAGATTTATAAGCTTTACAAGCTATATGAAAATCTTGAACTTGTTTATGATGTAAATGCAGCAAGTAATGATCAAGAGTTTGAAATTTCAAAAGATAAGACCTCTATTGTTTTAACTCAAACAGAAACAAATAGAGTAAACTATAACAGGGTTTGGAGAGACAGATATCTAGATGTAGACTTTGCAGATGGATTTGAATACCTTGTTGATGCAGATTTTGGATGGAAAGTAATTCCTCAAGATATTCAGGAAGCAACAAGACTACTAGTGTCTGACATATCAAGTGACAATATGAGATATGTAAATAAGTATATTGAATCATTTGATAATGACGACTTTAAGATTAAATTTGCAAAGAACTTTAATGCTAGTACAGGAAATCTTGTGGTAGATAGAATTTTACAAAAGTATAAGAATAACATCCGCCTTGGGGTGTTATAATGCTTTTCAATTCATCCCTTGATGATATTCTTTATCCAATGACTGCTGACATTTACTACGCAGTAGAAACACAGTCTGAATATGGAAATATGACAAGAACTTGGCAGTTTGATAGAACTGTTAACTGTTCAGCAATAACTGCTACTTCTGGAGAACTAACTGCAGAACTTAGGGTAAAAGATAAGTTTTTAGATTATAACTCTTCTTTATTCTTTAGAACAAACCAAGATATTAGAAAAAGCTCCTCTGGAAAATATTATCCAATAACAGCAACTGCAGTTACAAATATGAGAGATCCAAATGGTGATCCAGTTTGGATTAATACAGAAAATCTTAAAACAAAAGCTGAGACTGTTAAGACAAAGTATGAAGTTAAAACAATCATTCCAAGGTTTGATATGTTCCATAATATTGGGATGTATACTATATTTCTTAATCGCTCAGCTAATCAAAAGTGGGACATACCAGAATGATAAGGGCAAGAATTAAAGGTGATAATGTTGTAAAAATGCTTAGAAACTCTGTTGAGTATTCAAGTGCATTTGCAACAGAATTAAAAAGAAATCAAGATACTTTAAATAAAAAACTTGGAGAAGAATCAATTGATGCTTTTTACGAATACCTTGATGGTCTTGCAAGGTCTCATCCAGGAATGCTTCATCACGTTTATGAATGGGGAGAGGTTGGAAATCCAATGGAAAGACTATTTGATTTAACGATGTCTGTTAACAAAACATCTGCAGTTATTGATGCTGAATTTTTAGAATCTAGAGTTCCGTCCCCAACATCAACAGAACCATTTTATGATAAAGCAGAAATTATGGAAGAGGGAAGAACTGTTACCATTAATCAAGTAGAAGCAAAAGCACTATTCTTTGAATCTGATGGAGAAGAATTTTTTAGAAGTGGTCCAATAGTTATTGCAAATCCTGGTGGAGAAGCAACAAGAGGATCTTTTTTAAAAGCATTTGATGAATTCTATGGATCATATTTTACAGAAGTTCATCTAAAAGCAATTAGATTCTATCAATACTTTCAGAATCCAAAAGTTTTTGAAACATACTTTGCTTCTGCAACAAAGGGTGGGGCTTCTGCAAAAGGTAAAAAAGCTGCACTATCATGGATAATGAATGCACCAGGAGGTAGCTATGGTAGTATATAGACCAGAAAATATTATTAACCTTTATGTTTGGGAACAGTTTAAAACTCACGCCCCAGCATTCTACAACTTGTATGGTCCAACCTCTGGTGGTCCAGATATTGTTCCTTTCTTTCCTGCACCAGCAAATAATCTTCCAACTGCAGTAATTGACAACGACTTGCCATACGTTATGTTTGATAAGTTCAGCAGAGTCCGTGGAGGCTATAAATATTTTTACCCTATCAAGACTGACCAAATGAGATATACAATCGTTGGTGGCTCTCTGTACGACATTAACAGGAACCAGCAGGATAGGTATGCAACTACAATAAACCTTACAAGTCTTATTCAAAGCATTTTAGACAGGGAAGATGATGCTGCAAGAGACATTAATGAATTTACTAAAACTCTTCCAGGATATAACGATCCTAACTACCCAGAATTAAGCAAGTATTACTTCCATTGTGTAAATGTATACCAATCTGGATTTACAGATACTCAACAGGATGTCTCTAATTTTATGGAATATAACCCTACAAGAGACCTTATTATCAAGTATGACTATCATTCTAAACAGTTTAATGAATCATAAAAACTAGATGTATACTTGAAATAGGAAACGCCAATCTCCCCATAAATTTTAAGACTAAAAAGAGGTGAAAAAATATGGCTACTCGTGGAAATTCCAATCAAATTATTGTTGGTGCAGCACAGCTTTTCGTATCCAACTCTGGTCCACTACAGTGGAGCGGAACTGCATACAACTTCTCAGGAAGTGGAAGCGTAAGCAGCATCCCAGCTTTCGTAGATGGAACTTTATATGCAGATACAGTTGAAGCAGCTTCAGCAAGCTGGAGAAACGTAGGCTACACCATGAATGGTTTGGAAGTACAATTCCAGCCAGACTTTGGTGAAGTACAAGTTGATCAGCTTCTTGACGTTGCTAAGCTTTACAAGCAAGGTATGCAGGTGAACATGGTTACAGCATTCGCTGAAGCTACACTTGAAAATCTTGTTGTTGCAGTTGCAACTTCAGATTCTAACTATGACGATGCAGATCCAGATGAACTAACACTTAACCTCTCAGCAGGTGATCTAGGTGAAGTTCCTTTGGAACGTGCACTTATCGCTGTTGGTCCAGGTTCTGGAGATCCTTCAGCAACTGGTGCAGATCAGGTTGAGCGTGTCTATGTTGCACACCGTGCTCTATCTATTGATAGCGTAACTGTGTCAGCAAAGCGTGATACTCCTTCTATGTATGAAGTATCATTCCGTTTGCTTCCAACTTCTAACGGTTCATACGGTAAGATTGTTGACCGTGTAAAGGGTGCATAACC